CAGAGACAGCCTGATTCTAGCCTCCGTCGCCTCAATCTGCTATGGCGCGCATCTCATTTATCATCCAATTGCATGGATAATCGGCGGGGTAATCATGTTCTGGGTCACCATTCCCGGTCGAAAAGAGGCAAAATGAGCGGTTTTTTTGCCTCCATGATCTCCGAAAAACGCGCCGACACATGGCTCGCCGGGGTTAAAAACGCCCCGATTGAACTTATCCGGGCCTTTGGTGGCGATCCCTCTAAGTCCGGTATAAACGTAACGCAGGCAAACGCCCTTGCTGTTACCGCCGTTTACTCATGCGTCAAAATTATTTCCTGGACAATCGCCAGTTTGCCACTGCATGTATACCGCAGCCTAAAACCGCGCGGCAAAGAAAAAGCGACAGACAACCCGATATACAAAATGCTCCATGACGCGCCGAACCCCGAACAAACCTCCTTTGAGTGGCGGGCTATTACGTCCGTGCATCAGAACCTGTGGGGCGCGGGCATTTCCGAGATAGAATTCAAGCCGGACGGAACGCCGATTGCGCTCTGGCCGCTTCCTCCGTGGCTTGTAACGCCGAAGCGCACGCAAAAAAATGAACTCGTCTACGAAGTCTCGGATGCAAATGGCGCGACAAGAAAACTATGGCCCTATCAGGTCATCGTATTCCCCGCTCTCAGCACTACCCGCGACAAATGGCTTTCCCCTATCGGACAGCACCGGGAAACAATCGGCAAGGCCATTGCTGTAAAAGAGTACGGCGCGTTAACTTTCGGAACCGGCATAAACCCGCCCGGCATTCTATCCGGGCTGAAATTTCAGAAAGAGGACTCGGAAGAAAGCATCCGCAAGAAATTCGGCAAATATTCCGGCCTCGGCGGAATGGATCGGCTCATGCTACTTGAAGAAGGCGTGAAATTTGAAAAGGTCGGACTCCCGCCTGCGGACGCGCAATATCTCGACACATGCAAATTTGATATTTCAGAAATTGCCCGTATTTACAACATGCCGCTCCACATGCTGCAAGAAGTTTCGGGGACAACATCTTGGGGAAGCGGAATCGAAGAATTGAACCTCGGATTTATCGCCTTCACCTTGCGACCATACCTCGTGCAATGGGAACAGGAAATAAAACGCCGATTACTCAATGACAACGAAGCTGATTTCGCAGAATTTCTTATTGAGGGGCTTCTCCGGGGCAAACAATCTGAGCGTTTTTCCGCTTATGCAATCGCCCGCCAGTGGGGATTTTATTCATCCAATGACATCCGAGAAATTGAGAACATGAACCCGCTTCCAGGCGACCAGGGAGATATATACCTTTCGCCCATGAATATGGTAAACGCAAAGGATGCTGGAAATCAACCGAAACCAGTAAAAAAACCGAAGGCCGAACAGATCGTTGATCCGTCCGCGCCGCAAGGAGGGAAATGATATGTCGTTAATTACAAGGACTTTTTTTGAGGCTTCTGGCCTCGAAATAAGAAAAGCGGCCGATGGCAAAGAGACTCTCTCCGGATATGCGGTCAAATGGGATCAGCTCTCGAAACCAATCAGGGGGATGTTTCGGGAAAAAGTCGCATCGGGCGCATTTACAAATTCGCTTAAAGAAAACAATATTCGCGGATTGTGGAATCACAATTCTGATTTTGTTCTGGGGTCAACGGGAGCAGGAACTATGCGATGTCAGGAAGACAAGTCCGGACTTGCGTTTGAAATTGATCTCGGCAATCAAAGTTTTGCCAGAGACGCAGCGATTACCATTTCGCGCGGCGATGTGGTAAACATGTCGTTCGGTTTCAACGTTAAAAAACAAAGTTGGAACGAATCCGATTCGCAAAACGTTGTCCGGACGCTCGAAGAAGTCGATTTACAGGAAATCAGTCCATGTACTTTTCCGGCATATCCACAATCAAGCGTGGCTATTCGGAGCATGGCGGACGACTTCACGGAATTCGCGGAATCTCGGAAGATTGAAGCAAAAAAAGTGCAGGCTGAAATAGCCAATGCACTGACCAATAAGAAACGAAAACTTAACCTCAATGAAAGGGGACTGATATGAAAGATGTTGCCAAACTCAAGCGCGAACGGTCGGCGCTTGTCGTGCAGATGCGCGGACAGATTACCGAACAGGAAACACGCTCGGATCACAAACCCACGGACGCGGAAAACACGCAGTATGCCGCGTGGGAAACAGAACTCTCCAACCGGTCAACCGAAATTGAAAAAGAAGAACGGTTGCAGGCTGCAGAGGCCGCGACCGCTTCCGGCCGCTCGCAAGAGCAGGAACCCGGAGAAATCAAATCCTTCGGCGAATTCCTCGGCGAGGTACGGTTTAATCCAGGCAGCGCATCCCTCAAAACACGCGAAGTCAAAAACGGCGAACGGCGCGACGTGACAATGGGCAACGGCCCGAGCATGGGGTTCACGGTCCCGGAAAAGTTCGACACCACAATCCGCCAGGTCACTCCGCAGACCGCAATTTTCCGGCCTCGTTGTACAGTCATTCCGGGCGGCAATGCGCCGGACGCCGGCTACAACATGCTGGCCCTCGATCAGTCCGGCAGCAAGGGCGTTTATTCCGGCGTGGCCGTGAAGTGGATAGGCGAAGGTGGAACCCGGCAGGACGCCGGCGACCCTACTCTCCGCAATATCAAACTCGAACCCCGCGAGGTTTCCGCATACATCGACATCAGCGACAAACTTCTTGCCAATTCCGATGCCGCGGGCGCTCTCGTGCAGCAACTCCTTCGCGCCGCGATAATCGGGGCTGAGGAAGATGCGTTCTACACAGGCTCTGGCGTGGGCAAACCGAAAGGCATTGTCGGTCACCCTGCATGCAAAACTGTTGCGCGAGCAACGTCAACGACAATTACGTGGGCGAACATCAAGAGTATGTTCGGCGCATTCATGTTCGGCGGTTCGCCGGTCTGGATTGCAAACCAGTCGTGTCTCCCGCAGCTCATGGGGATAGAGGACACAAACGGGAACGCGTTGTGGATGCCGAACGCGGTTGGAAATATCGCGGGTACGCTCTGCGGGTATCCGGTCATCATCAACGACCTTAACCCGGCGCTCGGAACCGAAGGCGACCTTTGCCTTGTGGACTTGTCCTACTACTACATCAAGGACGGTTCGCCGCTCGCAATTTTCATCGACCCGTATTCGCAGAAGGTCAACGGGGTTTCCCGTATCTACGCCTTCTGGAACGTTGACGGCCAACCGATGCTCACGTCGCCAATGACGCAGCGCAACGGGACGTCCACGGTCAGCCCGTTCATTATCCTGAAATAAGCGGGAGTAGAAAAAAGAAACGAAACCAAAAACAGGCCGATGTCAATCCGGCCATTTATCGAAAAGAAAGAAGGAAAATATGAACAGGATTTCGGACAAAATCAAAATTGACGTTGGTGTCACGCCGACATCAATTGTCTCGACGAACCTCACTGGCGCCTATTACGCGATGGACAATTATCGCAAGGCTCTTTTTGTAATCCTTGGCGCGGTTATGGCCGCATCCAAAACCATTGTCGCGCAGGTTTACCAGGCGACGGATGCGCTTGGAACCGGTGCAAAGGTTTTGACAAAAGGTATTGCCACAATCACCGCGAACTCGAAGGCAAAAAGCGTTTTGCTCACGACACGCTCGTGCGTAGCGACGGACTCCATCATCATCAATGGCCTCACCTTCACGGGCGACACCTCTACCGTGCTCGCTACCCGCCATTGGAAAGCCGACGGCAACGATGCGGCTGACGCAACCGCGCTCTGTGCCTGCATCAACGATGCGACGTATGGCGTGCCTGGCGTGCTTGCAACACTGGCGACCGACACGGTAGTCCTCACCGCAATCGAACCCGGTGATGCGTACATTACAATCGGAACCATTGTCGGCGGAACGATCACCCCCTCGACTCTCCGGGCCGATGCCTTTATTGAAGTTGACGCAACAGACCTTGACACCGCAAACGGTTTTGACCATGTGGCGCTGAATCTCGCGGTGGCCGCAGCGACAGTTGTCGCGGGTGCAACGCTCATTCGTGGCAACGCACGGTACAGCCCGACGCAGTACGTCGCTGACTCGGAAGCGGCATAACCCTCACTCACAAACCGGGTCGAAAAGCCCGGTTTCCCCAAAGGAGGGAATATGTTGCAGGATTACCAGGTGTTAATTGCCTTTACAAGTCCAGTTAATAGTGCGGCCCTTCAGGTCGGTGACATTCTTACCATTGAAAGCAATCTCGGCGAGAAACTTTGCCGGTGCGGAAATCTGAAAAACATAACCGCTCACGTCAACACGGATGTCGAAGACTTACAAACCGAAGTTGCGGATCACGAAACCAGAATCGACTACATCGAAACCACGCTCGGACTGTAAAGATGAATGTTTTTATTGATCTTGGCTCACATTTTGGGGCGATAACGAGAAAATTTATCGCCTCAAAATCCTATTCCTCTGATTTCGTCATACATGCATTCGAGCCGAACCCGGTTATACCGGATTCGGTTTTTGCCGCATATCCGACTGGCGTAATAATTCACCGGGAAGCGGCGTGGATTGTTGACGGAGAAATGGAATTTTATATTAACAAGGACGCTCGCGTGCAAGGCGCTTCAATTCACCGGGACAAAATCACCGGAAATTTAGACAAGAATAACCCGGTACGAATAAAATGCATTGATTTCAGTGCATGGATAAGAAGCAATTTTTTAAAGACCGATAATATCATTGTAAAATCGAACATCGAGGGCGCGGAATATGATCTGTTCGGCCAAATGATGAACGATGGAACAATTGAATATATACGGCTGCTTTACTTGCGCCGACATTGGAACAAGATCGGAATGTCCATAGATCAGGATATTGATTTTGTCGAAAGGCTCACGAAGGTCCCCGGTCTGCTATTGGTAAACGATTACTCTTTCTGAGGTTCTATGCGCTGGTCAATTTGTTTACCAAGTTACTCCAACTTTACAGAGGTATGGGCTACCGTTCAATCTTTGCGCCTGCATCACGATCTTTCCAACTGTGAAATCGTAGTCGTTGATAATTTCGGCGACATTGCTCTCGAAAAATTCTGCCGCGATTGCGGCGGTAACACCGTAAGGTACGAAAAATACACCAATATCACCGGGGTAAGTGCCGCGAAAAATCGCGCAATCGAAATTGCAAAAGGCGAATTCATTCTCTGCATGGATTCGCATATCCTTCTTAAACCCGGAACGCTCGACGCTACGCCTCCCGGAAACGACCTCGTACAAGGGCCATGCCTCGCAAACAACATGAAGATGTACGGCCTACAATGGCGTCCAGGCTGGCGGGACAATATGTGGGGCATGTGGGATTGGATTATGTCGGAAAGCAATCACTCGACACTAAACGAAGCGGAAAAACCAATTATACAAAAACTCAAAGACAAGGGAGATTTCAGAATTGCCGAATTGCCGACAGAACCCTTCGAGATTTGGGCAACCGGTGCGGGTTTCTTTGCATGCAGGCGCGAGTCATGGCTCGGATTCAATCCGGCGTTTCGTGCATTCGGCGGGGAAACCGGATACATCCAAGAAAAATATCGACAAGCCGGAAGAAAGGTTTGGTGTGATCCGCGCATGGTATGGGTACATCTGTTCTGCACTCAGGGAAGAAAAATACCATTTCCGTGTTCTATGATTGACAGAATACAAAATTACAGAATCGGATTTGCAGAACTTGGATTGGATACAACAGAACTCGAAAGTCACTTTAAGCCGATACTCGCAAAACTGGAAAAAGATAAAATGAGAAAAGAGTTGTGCGAAATTGCGACTATTAAACCGGAAGAACTGCCGAAAGAAAAATATAACGAAATAGCGGTCATTGAACCGCAAGAGGTAAGATAATGGATTACTCTTTGCATCTCGTAACGCCGCCAACCATAGAGCCGGTGACCGCCGCAGAAGTAAAACTCCATACACACATCGACACGAGCGTCGAAGATTCTCTTATAGAAAATTGGATTTCTTCCGCCCGCACGCTCGCAGAAGACTATCAACGCCGGGCATTCATAGGCCAAATGTGGGAAATCGCGTTCGACTGTTTTCCAGACATGCCGCTTTTTCTTCCCCGCACCCCGTGCATTGGTGTTGTGTCTATCAAGATTTACGATTACGCAAACGTCGAAACCGTTCTCTATAATTGCCACGACAATCCCATCACCACAACCGAAGAACCCGGCACAGACCTTGCAGCAAATTCAAATTTTATAATTGATACCGACAGTCAGCCGGGGCGTATCGGGTTTGCTTATAATATTCAATGGCCTTCCGTCACCTTGCGCTCAATGAGCGCCGTAAAGATACGTTTTGCAGCCGGCTATGGATTAGACGCCTCGGACGTTCCGGCTACTGTCAAGGACGCGATAATGCTTTACTGCGCGTACAGATCAGAAAATAGAGCGTGCGAAGTGGACGAGGCACCCAAACAGTTTTACAACCTTCTCGCAAAGGACCGTGTTTACCTGTGAGCGTTACGTTTATATATGGGCTTATTGATCCAAGGACTTTGGAGGTTCGTTATATTGGAAAATCTGACTCTCCTTTATCAGAAGAGACGAAAAAGAAAATAAGCAATTCTTGTAAAAACCGAATTCCTTGGAACAATGGGAGAAAAGGTTTACAAATTGCTTGGAATAGAGGAAAACATAATGAGTAGGGGCATTGTGTATGTATGTTTCGGTGAAGAATATGACCGCTTAGGCGCGCATACTATTGCCTTGTCTCGTAAGTTTATTTCCGCACCTATAACCGTTTTAACAAATCTGAAAACTCGTTGCGCAAAATGGAAAGAATCGCCGGATATAAACTTCGTTCACATCAACATGCACACAAATAGCAACCGGGAAGTAAAAGTTCAACTTTACAAATACGCTCCCTATGACGAAACCCTTTATGTTGATTGCGATTCAATCGTAACGCGCCCTGGTATTGAAGGAATATTCGACCACCTCAAAAGCACTGATTTTGTTTTTCAGAACTACGATTTGTGGAGCGACGGAAAAAGATATTATCGAATTTATCGTGACGCTGCAAGAGTTTTAAATGTTTCCTTGCCGCTTCGGATTTGTGTCGGCGGCTTCTGGGCATTTAGAAAAACAGAAACGACAACGAGGTTTTTTGATCTCTGGCATTCGTGTTGGAAAAAACTCGGTTCCGGGCGCGACATGCCCGCGCTCGCGTGTGCGATAAAGAAAAGCGAAATTCCGCATGACTTGGTTTTTAAAAAAGAGCACAAGTTTTTTTCGTTTGGAATGCCTGCGGACACCATTGTTCTTCACCGAATGCATGCGGATGACCTCAATCGCTACTATGGGGTTCCTGTCCATAAACAGAACAAGGAATTTGACAAGGGTCATCGTGATAATTGGGATATGGTTTACTTCGATGACGAAAGTAACCGCATTGTAAATGATCCGTGGATCGTGAGAAAATTCGACCGTGAAAAAAGAATTCTCGACAAGGAAAAATACATCGATAAATATTTGCCAGAAATGAACGCAGGCGGATTATCTGTTTTGGATATTGCAACCGGCCCCGGAGAATTTCTTGAACTGGCGCAAAAGCGCAATTGTGAAGCAATCGGAAACGAAGCGCCCTCGAAAATGCTTGGACGCGGAGAAGATAATCTCTATGAAAAATTCGGGGTTATTAAACACAAGGAAAAAGACCTCTATGTAATTTATGCAGATGCAAACGATATCATTGAAAAGGGCAATCCCGACACGGACGGCAAGACTTTTGACATTATAAATTGTCAACATGCAATAAATTTTATTGCCGTCAATTGTTTCAATTTTAAGCCAGAACAGGGGCCATATCAAAACAACGGAGAATGGATTTTTGGCGACACATTCAACGCTTTCTTTGATCGGTTTTTCAAGTGGTGCAAAAACCATTTAAATGCAAACGGTATCGTAATGATTGCCGCGCTGCATGCGGACAACAAGACCGAATACTCAGAGAAGGTCTCAGCGATTGCAAGAGAGAATGGATTTTGCGTCGAGATAAACGATAAAGACCTGAATCATAAATTCAGGGGAGCGACTCGCTATGTCGCTTGAACGACAAGGCAAGAAAACAAACGCATCGGAATTTCGCCATTACATCACTATTCAGCAGGTTGGGAACACGACCGATGGTGACGGCGGATTTACAGATAATTGGAGTGACTTGTCGAGTGTGTGGGCGGCGATTTATCCTATACGGGCGCAACAGCTTTTTCAGTATAAATCAATCAATGTTGACGCGACGCATATAATAAAGGTTCGTGGGGAAACGACAATACTTGAAGAAAATCGCATCATGTGGGGTTCGCGGATATTCGAGATTTTAACAATCGAAAACATACAAGAGCGTGGAATAGAAAAAGTGATTACGTGCAAGGAACAACGATAATGTATACGAGTTATTTAACCTCGGTAATAAATGACCTTGGAAAAGGGCAAGAAAAAGCACTTGATAAGGCGGCTATATATCTTGTAAAAAAATTAAAAGAAAAATTAGGTCATAGGGGTTTGGTTGGCCCGGATACTACACCACATAAAAGAACTGGGAATCTACAAAAGGGAATGATGTTTGACAAAGTAATAGACGGCAGTAGACGGGTAGGGGCTGGGCCACCCGCATCACGTGCACACTTATTGGAATTTGGAACCGGGCCGCGCATAGTAAAAAACTTTTACGGACATAAGGGTGTTACGAAAGATATTGGCCCGTTACGGCCCCACCCCTTCATGGTCCCGACCTTTGAGGAAGAAGCCGAGAATGTCGAAAATATTCTCACTGAGAATTGGATTTAATCAATGTTTGAATCTGCATTGCTTGATGTACTTAAAAATGATGAGACGCTCGCGGCATTGGTCGGGACGTTTGCCAGTTCCCCGGCCATATTCTCGGAGTTCGCGCCTGAGAAAGCGGTATTGCCATATATCGTTTTTCGCATTACGCGGTCAATGGATGTCGAATCTCGCGCGGTTCAAAAATTTACCATTTATGTTGATTATTTCAACTATGGCGTGTCCGGTGTTCAATCCAGACAGGCGGCTGAACGAATAGAAATGCTTCTTGACCGTGCAAATTTACAACATGAAAGATACGGCACAATACGGATTTTGTTTTTCAGCGGCGGAACGGTGAATGAGGATGATCCGCGAGCAATCCATTACAATTTGATGTTCGACGCAAGAGCGGGACGGATAAATTACTGTAAGAGAGTTACCACACTTGGAGAATAACCTTTTAGAAAGGGGCATATTATGCCAGTTCAGCATTCAGCAGGGCCTTTAACGTATCAGAAATTCGTCGTTGACAGCGGCGTCGTAATGAAGAACTTTGTTGACACCACCAATTACGGGACACGTATCGGGGCAACCCGTGGCGGTGCAACCTTCACGGTCAAAACGGAACTTCGGAAAATGCCCGTTGACGGGTCAAAGGGCGACGTTATGGGCGACAAGCGTATCATGAGCGTCACCGCAGAAATGGAAGTCGAATTTTTGGAACTGTCACCCGAAATTATCCGGCTGGCAATTCCCGGAGCGACAACCACAGAGGAACCCTTTGGCTCACCTACCCATACAGAAATGCGCCGGGCCTTACAGCTCGCGCTTTCCGATTACATTGGGAACGTGGCGCTTATCGGCCAAATATCAGGCAGCAAGGAAGATGTTTGCCTTGTACTGGAAAACGCATTGTCAGACGGAAATTTCAGCCTCGGAATGAAAGACGGCGACGAGTCAACGGTTAAGGTAAAATTGACCGGCCATTTTGATCCGTCTGATCTCGACACGGAGCCGTGGGTGATCTATTTTCCGAACGACTGTTTGACTTCTGAGGGTTCATAGTAGGTGCGCCACTTATCGACGCGCTGGGTCGCACCCCTTGCTATAATGCAGACCATGCCCGCGAAGCATGGTGCGCGTCGGTTTAACTTGAAGGGTTTATAAATGAGCACCGAAGAAATTAAAATCAGGCCATTGAAACAGAAAGACCGGAAGACGGTTGCGGTGATGATCCGAAAACTTGCCGATAAGGTAGGCACAAACGGACTGATGAATATTATCGTGGCGGACACTGATGCGAAGAAAACAGACGCCAAGACGCCGCAGAAATCCGACACTTTTACCCGCATTGGCGTAGAAATCGTAAAGCAACTTCTCGATGTTCTCGAAGAAGATGTCGTTGCGTGGTTTGCCGATCTCATCGGAAAAACGCCGGAAGAGTTTGCGGAAATGCCGTTCGATATTGAAATGAATATCATCGAACAGCTTACAAACTCGGAGGACGCAAACAGTTTTTTTACTCGTGCCTTGCGTGTGTTCAACAAGATGAAGAAATACGCGCCGGAGTCTTTGACCAAGAAACCGGTGTAAGATTTTGGTTTCGATACACTGAAAAAGAACTTGATGAACTACCATTTGTCGAGTTCTTATTTCAGGCGAACCAAGTTGAAAAGGAACAGGCAAGGCAAGCGCGGGAACGAATGACGGCGGCGGCTTTTACGGCATGGTTACAGGGCGCGGGTTGGGAAGATAACTTCCCGCAATTTTTGAGACGGTATGGTCTTACAGAAAAAGAAAAGCCGATGACTAATGAACAGAAAAAGCGGGTGATTAAAAAGAGTAAAGAAATCGAAAAGCGCATCATGGCAAAACTTAAGAGACAACGAAAGAAATAATGTGGCAAGAAATATTTTTGAGTTGTTCGGAACTATCACAGTCAATGGGCTTGATAATGTAAAAACAAAACTTTCCAAGCTCGATGACCAGTTTAAACAAACCGATGCATCCCTTGCCAAACTTGGCCGCCAGACAACCGCACTCGGAACCGCGATAACCAAAAATGTCACTCTGCCAATTATTGCTCTTGGCGCTGGTCTTGCCGTTGCAGTAAGTAAAACAATCGCCTATGCAGATAATCTCGTCAAACTTGAATCGGTAACCGGGTTGACCGGAGCGACACTACAAGAATTTCATCATGTTGCTAATATGACCAATGCGGATTTTGGCGGTCTTACTAATACTATTGAACAATTTACCAGAAGGCTTCCGCAACTCTCCAAAGAAGGTGGCCCGGCATATCAGGCGATTAAATATCTTGGTGTAAATATTTATGATGCGACCGGCCATATCCGAAACATGAATGAACTTTTTCCCGAGTTTATCGCAAAGCTTCAGGCAATTCAAAATCCTGCCGAACGTGTCGCTCTTGCGCAACAAATATTTGGTCGGTCAGTGACGGAATTGGCGCCTGTACTTAATCTAACAACTCAGCAAATGGAAGCGATGCGCAAGGAGGCGCATGACCTTGGACTTGTAGAAAGTGATGAAGCGGTTAAAGCCAATAAATCATTCGGGCAAGAGGTTAAAAAATTACAAGAACAATTCGCTGCATTTGTTCGCAACATTGCCACGGATTTAATTCCAATTCTCCGCGATAGGGTTTTGCCATTGATTCAAGGATTAGCAGAGAAGGTCAAAGACGCAATAAAATGGTGGACTAATCTTGACAATGGAACAAAAGCGATGATATTAAGTATCGCTGGATTTACTGCGGTAATTGGCCCAGCAATTCTTATTGCAGGAAAGATGGTATTTGCAGTGCAAAGTATTATGACCGCGCTTGCCCTTGCTAAAGCGGCGGCCCTTGGGTTTAATCTGGTTATGGCAGTCAACCCGTTCGCTGTTGCCATTATCGGTGCGGCAGCTTTTGCCGTTTTGCTTACCTCAATTATCAACCTTGAAAATCAAAGAAAGGGCGAGGAAGCGAAAACAAAGAAGAATGAGGAAATCTCCGCACAACTGGAGGAATTTGTAAAGCTCAGAAAAGAGCAGGAAGATATAATCAAAACCGGCGAAGCCTCACATTTCCAGCTTTATTCCAAACAGAGCGTTGCGGATGCAAAGGAAAATCTTAAAAGTATTCAAGCGGCTATTGTGTCTTTTAACCGTGAGAATGGATTAAGTACGCCGAATGCACCGGTGACGGCAGCTCAACCACCTCCTGATTTTGGTGGTGGTGGAAAAGCTGAGGCAGAAAAGCCGAGTGACGAATATATTCGCAAACTTCAAGAGCAAGGAAAAACGGAGTTACAATTACTTGATGTGAAAGAGAAAGAGGAGCTTGCAAAAACAAATAATACTGAGGCTGAAAAATTAGCTATTGTTCAATATTTTACGAATGAGCGAAAGCGTGTTATTGATGAAATCCAGGAAAAATATTTAACCGAGAAAGATAAGGAAGAAGCAAAAGAGAAAGAAGTGGAAGACGAAAAAGCACGGATTGCAGCCGAAAAACAAAAACAGGTAGACGAAACCGTCAAGCAGGCTTTTGAGCGCCAACTTAAAATGTCGAAAAGCGAGATACAACTTCTTAATGCGCAGCGCGAAGATGAATTATCAAAAGTTGCTGGAAATAAAAAAGCCGAAGCCGCGATAAATGAATATTACGACAAGATGATTGTTGAAAAAAAGAAAGCCCTCATGGTGCAGGGTTTGCAGTTTGTCGGTGAAGCCATAAGCAAGCTCGGCCAACTTCTTGCCATGAATTCTGCGAACCAAATACAACAGGTAGAAAATGAACAAACCGCCCAGGAAGATGCGATAAATAAATCAACGCTTTCGGAAAAGCAAAAGAAAGTCAAGCTCGACGCCCTGCATGCAGATACGGCAGTAAAGGAAAAAAAATTACGGCACGAATCAGCTATACAGCAAAAAGCCATATCTCTTGTTGGCGCTATTATAAATACCGCACTTGCCGTGGTCGGGGCACTCGCAGCCATGCCTGGCATACCCGGAATCGTTATGGCGGCCATTGTAGGTGCGCTGGGTATTGCAGAGATAGCAATAATCGCAGCGCAGCCGATCCCGGCGGCAAAGGGTGCACTTATCCCTCGACAGGCCGGGGGCGTCTCAATGCAGGTCGGCGAGGGCAACGATGACGAAATAGTCATGCCGGTAAAATCGGGTATTAAAACGATAACGGACGGTATCCTTGCAGGGATTGGGAGGGCATGGGCACCACCGCAACCGGGGTATGCCTTTGCTGGGGCTGGCGGTGGGTCTATGGCGCGTACAAACAATCTGACGCTTAATATCGGGACGTTTATCGGTGATGATAGGGGAATCAAAGAACTCGAACTACGCCTCGCTCCATACCGTATCTTGGAATCGCAACGTAAAGGGGAATCATCGTGAGCCAAAAAGGCGACATTTATCTTGGCCCATCCGGGACAGAAACGCTACTTTCCCCATTCGGGCGCAAGCTGAAAATATCCGATGTTTTGCTTGCCCGCGAGGAACAGACCGCTTCCGGTCGGCGCGTGCGGGATATAATCGCAACAAAAAAGAAATTTACCCTCACCTATGAAATGATCGACGGCGATGAATTGGAAAAGCTCATAGATTTGTATGAAGCAAACGACGAAATGAGTTTGCTCCTTTACAATGACTCTTTTCCGACGACCACGCCGGAGGCGGGTGACGACTGCGACGCATACACCGTGCTCATGCAGCCGATCGAGCGCGAACGGGTTTTGTTGCTGGATAATGGATTGTGGGCGGGCGTAACCGTGGAACTCAACGAGGTTTAACGTGATTTCCGTTTCCCCAGAATTTGCAACCGCAATAAAAGCGAATAACCGGCAGTTTCGTCCACGCTTGAGCATTACCTGGACGGACGCCCTTATTGACCCCACCATTGCCGTAACATCGAATGATGACAATTATGTCCACCCGCTGGACGATGAGCAGGCGGCGGACGGAATTACCGTTTCCTCTCAGAAATGGGCGCACCTGGACGGGGTCCTTGTTCCGGATGGAACCTACCATCCAGCCCCGGATGATGTACAGGCGGCCGCCGGCGCGCAGTTTGGATGGTATGGCGCGACGCGCTGCAGCGCTGGAGCTACCTGGGCTGCCCCCTACCCCACCCTCACGGTAACTTTTGCCGAACGTCCTGCGCTCAGCCTGGCGGTATCGGGCGATAGCGTGTACAACGAATATCCGGTCGATTTTGAAATAAATATTTACGCGGCCGGGGATGTTCTTTTGTATACGGAGACAGTGACCGGAAATGCTCTTTTAAACTGGTCAAAGTCCATTGCTTTGGAGGCAATAAATACCGCGGTTAAAATGGAATTGGTTATTAAAAAGTGGAGCACCGCGAATCGAGTAGCTAAAATCCTTGAATTCTATACCCCGATTTCCGATGTTTATGAGGGCGAGGATATTGTTTCTGTGGATCTCCTTGAGGAACGAGAAATCGCCGACGGGTCGCTCCCCATTGGAAATATTAGCGCAAATGAACTTGATATCGAACTGCAGAACATTAAACTCGTCCGCGGCGCCGTGAGTATCCTTGATCCATTCTCCTTTGAAAATAGCGCATCATATCTCGAAAACCTCCTCAAAAAGAACCGGCGGATTGTTGCCGAGCTGGGGCTTGTTCTCCCGGACACTTCCATCGAATACGTTCCGCTCGGGACCTTCTGGTCTGGCGATTGGAAAACATCCGAAAAGGGAACAACCGCATCTACGTCCTCACGCGACCGTATGGAGCTTTTACGCAATGCAGAATTTTCAACGAGTTTGATTTATTCCAATATCACGCTTTATGACCTAATGGAAACCGTTTTGAATGCTGCAAAAATAAATATTCCCATGCCTGATTTAACCTGGAATATTGATGTGGAACTCGCGGATTATTCCGTGCCTATCGCGTACTTTCCAAGGCAAGATTATTTTACATGTATTAAGCAAATTGTTGAAGCCTGCATGGGCCAGGCGTATATGAACCGCGATGATATTTTAATTGTCACCGGCCCCTCGTTTGTGGGGGTTTAAAACTTATGGCCACAACCTATTATGCGGATTTAGGAAAAGCAGGAACCGGTGATGGTTCCATTGGAAACCAATGGGGCCGCTCTCAATGGTATGGAATTGATCCGGGCGCGGGGAATCGTGACACATTAAAAATAAAAGGTTATTATGATTATGGTGGAGTGACAGGCGCTACCACAATGATCGTTGGTGCAGGCGGAAATGCCTGGTATATTATAGATTCCCAAGACTCATTAGTTCCATTTAGAATTAATTATTTTGGGACTCTTGATTTACAATATTCTTATATACACAATGCGATTCTGTATTGCGGAAATATTATCGGATATGTTTTTGAAGATTGTTTTCTCGCCGATGTGGGAATTACGGGTAATTTCATCACTTTTCATTCAGAAGTTTTTACTGATTATACCGTGAGTTATCGGACGGTATTTTATCTTATGTCTGGCGGGACATTAACATTAAGGGCGGACTCAGCGTCAAGACTTTACGTTTCGTCAATATTCGGCTTCGGTGGTCATCTTCTCACGACAAGAGGTTCAATTTCCGATTGTGTCTCAAATGGCACCACGCTAGGTGATATTTCAGATGGAACGTGGACGGATTCTGGTTGCACTTATGGAGTAGAAAATACATGCTATCCTTCCGACATTACTGATGCAGTATTGACAAATTTCGGATTAGGATATTCTGACACTTATACACCCGCATGGGCACATGTCTCTATACCTCCATCAATTTATCAAATAACCCGCGATGATTATTTCGACCGCTCACAACCATCAAAAAGCGAGGAACTAAAAAACTTCGTGCGGGTGCCAATTACCGCATTGACAATTCAGGATGCATCTTCTGAAATATATCGCAGTGACCCTGCCATAATTGTACCTGCAAATGGCACGATTACCATTGATGCAGATTATAGCAATTACCCCGCATCCGACCCATCCGGTGAACTTGAAGATGTCGGGGCGGGAATATCAATTATGAGTGAAGACTATTATGCCTGTAGCGCAAGAGTTGTTTTTGTAAATAGTAGTGTCGTGGATGCGACCGTTGTTCTTGTCATATCCGGAATTGCCTATGATGTAAAATCAGACGAGTTTGTCGAGGACAGCAATGCGGCCAGTATGCTCGAAAATGGAAAATGTAAATATGAATTTCCTGTAAACCATCTTTTGCAGACGCGGACAATTGGTGCCGCAATCGCAGCAAAACTGCTCGCCACATATATGACGTGGCGCAAGGATACGAATGTCACATGGCGCGGTGATCCCGCGCTTGAACTCGGAGATATTGTAGAGGTGCCACAATATCAGTATCCGCATCAGCCGCCGTATACCGGCACACACAAAGGTAAAAATTGTATTGACAGTGAGGGATTGTTTTATATTTTCAAAAATAAACTTAGTTTCGACGGCACACTTAAGGCCGTAACCGATGGAAGGAAATGTCTGTGAGTTTTATTTACGGGTTAATTGATCCCAACACCTTAGATGTTAGGTATATAGGAAAAGCACATGATCCGTGGGGAAGGCTTTACGGTCCTCAAGGACACCTTAAAGATAAATACCATTGCTACAAAGTTCATTGGATTCAATCTTTGTTAAAACAGAATTTAACACCAAATATTTGTATTTTTGAACAATGTAATGAAACAATTTGGCAGGAACGCGAGAAGGATTGGATTGCTTTTGGAAAAAGAGTTGGATGGCCCTTAACCAACACAACGGACGGAGGAGAGGGGTTTTCAAAAGGATGTTTCGTATCCGAAGAAACAAGAAATAAAATACGTATTGCCAATGTGGGCAAGAAACTTTCAGAAGAAACAAAAAACAAACTACATGCAATTAATTTAGGAAATATAGTTTCTGAAAAAACAAAACAATTGATAAGTAAAAATAATGGAAGGGGCATGTTGGGAAGACATCAATCTGAAAAATCCAAACAATTACTTAGGGATAACCACACAGGAAAACATTGTTCCGAAGAAACTAAAACAAAATTGAGACAACATCCTTCACATAAATCTTATCCTAAAAATAGAAAAAGTCATTCGCGATTTGATTATAAAGCAATTTGTAAAGCTCAAGGTACTATGGAAGAAATAGCGAAAAAATTTAATTGTTGCAGAAAAACAGTTAGCCACATAAAAAGAAGGAAAATATTATGAGCTGGGGAACACCGAAAATTGATTGGGCGACGGACGACGTTATTGCAACGACGGATTTAAACCGCATTGAGGAAAACGCCGTCACGCTTCATAAGGGCAATGGACAGGCAGCTCTTGCAAGTATCACGGCGGCCAATAATCTTGATATCAACGAGACTGATGAGACATTTATTGTCACAGGGAATACGGCTATATATTATATAAAGAAAACAGGACGGCAAGAAGGGAACAAAATAATTCTACATTTTACCGGAACTCCAACGCTGCACGATCAGGAAGCGGGGCCGGGGGGAGAATACGCAAAAATGAAATTGATTTTTAACGGAAACATAACTATAGGCACTGATATACTTGTTAGGCAGACCTATGTGTTTTGTTTAATAAGTGATATTTGGAGAATGGTATCATAATGCAACGCGCACTTCGAATATGTCGAAAGGCCGGATGTAACACCCTTGT